ATGGGGGCCGCAATGTCTAGCGCCAAGGAGCCAAACGCCCCGCGGGCAGACAAGGCCGAAGCCTCTCCCGAGGACATCGCCCGCCGCGTGCAGGAGCGCGTTGACCGGGAGGCCGCCTCCATCCCGGAGCCCAAGAAAGAAGCCGCCGAGCCTCTGCCCGACAGCTTCGTCATTGAGTGCATGCGCGCTAATCGGCTTGGCGATGCGATCCTTTACAATACCTTGCACCGCGGCAAGTTCGTCTTCGTTGAGCGCTGGGGCCGCTGGCTCAAATGGGATGGCCACCACTGGTCAGAGGACATCAACGAATCAACGGCCCTCGCCGAGATCGAGGCTGTGTGCGAGGAATACCTCCGCGTCGAAAACAACCTCTTCATCGCCAGCAAGGATCTCGACGGCGACGAGCTCAAAAGAAACATCACCACGCGCAAGGCACTCCGCGAGCGCGTATTCATGCTGCGCGATGTTTCCGGCCGTGACCGTGTGCTCAAATGCACCCACACCTCCCGCAATCCTCTCCACATCGACGGCGAAGAGCTGGACAAGCAGCCCTACCTCCTCGCGTTTAAAAACGGCGTGGTGGATCTGCACAACGGCTCTTTCCGGCCAGGCAAACCCACCGACTACATTCTCAACGCCTGCCCCATTGATTGGCAGGGGCTGGACGCAGAGGCGGACTCTTGGGAACAATATCTCCTCGAATGCCACGGCGGCGACCGCGAGATGGTGTCCTTCCTGCAGCGCGTGCTCGGCTACGGAATCATGGGAGAGCGGGAGAATAGCGTCTGGTTTGTCTTCTATGGGATGAGGGGGCGCAACGGAAAAGACATTTTCTTTAAGCTTGTTAAGGCCGCTTTGGGAGACGCCATCGCCGGGGAAATTCCCCAGGAGATGCTTCTCGAAACCAAGATGCCGCGCAACCCGGCCGCCCCTAGTCCGGACATCATGAGCCTGCGCGGCAAGCGCATCGCCATCGCGGCCGAGGCTGAGGAAAAGCAGCGGCTGGCCAACGCAAAGATCAAGCAGCTCACTGGCGGCGGCCATCTCATCGGCCGCGGGTTGAACGATAAGATGCTGACCACCTGGGCCCCGACGCATCTGCTCTTCCTTCACACCAATGAGATCCCCAAGAGCAAGGCCGACGACGATGCCTTCTGGACGCGCATGCTCGTGGTGCCCTGGCTCATCCGCTTCGTGGACGATCCAAAAACCCCGGACGAACGCAAGATTGACCGCAAACTGGAATCCAAGCTCAAGAAAAACCTGTCCGGGCTCGCCGCCTGGCTGGTTCGCGGCGCTCTCGAGTACCAGGATAAAGGCCTGTGCCCCCCGGCCTCGGTCATCGCGGCCACCAAGGAACAACGCGAGCGAATGGACGACGTGGGCATGTTCCTTGGTGATTGTTGCAACATCGAGACAGCGCCTCCGGGCAGGGAGCCGGCGTCTCGCATTGCAGCGTCCGAACTCCTCGATGCTTTCAACTGGTGGATGCACAAGCAAGACTCCAACGCCTATCTCTACTCATCTAAGCGTATGGGCGAGATTCTGCGCAAGAAGCTTATCCCATCTAAAAAATCCAGCATTACCTACTACATAGGAATATCCCTCAAACCCGATGTAGCCGAAGATTTCGAGGCCTGGCGCGACGCCCATTCTTCGCAAGGTGAGGAGAAAAAGAAGAGGAGCAAGCTCTATGGCTAGCCAATCCTCCCACATCCTCCCACGGAGAATAGGCCGCACCATGCACGCAACCTACTCAAATTGCAGGGCTAACAGCCGCGCCGGGAGTTTGGGAGCATCACAGCCTGTTTGCCTTGCATGTGTATGTAGTGTGTGCGGCGGTGCACTTTTTATGCACTCGCGCCTCCCATCCTCCCATTTCACTTTTATTTATAATAAAAATAGTAAGTTAAAAGTAAAAAGAGAGTTGGGAGCTTTCGGGACGTTGGGAGGTTCGCATTCATGAACATCCTCGAGCTGCTTTCCTCTCGTGGTCTGCATCCCCGCCAGGTTTCCGCCAACAAGGGCGGGGAGTACGCCTGCGCCTGCCCCGGCTGTGGCGGCGCGGACAAGCCGGGCAATCCGTCCGACCGCTTCCACGCCTTCCCCAACCAGGAGGGCGGCCCGCTCTGCCAAGAGGCCAGCGCGCCCGGAACCTACTGGTGCCGCAAGTGCGGCGCTGGCGGCGATCTCCTCCAGTACCTCATCGACTTCGAACACATGAGCTTCGCCGCTGCCTGCGCTGAGCTGGGCGCCAAGCTGCCCACGAACCTCCCCGTTCGCGGCCGCCTGCCTCTGCCGCCGAAGATCACCGAGGCCCCGGCCTTCGTGCCCACCGTGCTCGCCTTGCCGTCCACCACCTGGCGCGAGCGCGCCGCCCGCCTCGTGGAAAAGTCCCACGCCCGGCTCCTCGAAACGCCCAACGCCTTGCGCTGGCTGGCAAAGCGCGGCCTCGATCTGGACGCCGTGCGCAAGTACCGCCTGGGCTATCTGGCCGAGGAGCCGAACCGGAACAACCGTCCCGGCATCTTCCGCGCCCGCAACGCCTGGGGCCTGCCAGACAAGGAAGTCAAAAACCAAGACGGCACCCTGGCCGTGAAAAAGCAAATGTTCATCCCCCGCGGCATCGTCATCCCGGCCTATGGCCCGGAGGGCTACCACGATGGCGCGCTGCCCATCCGCATCCGCATCCGCCGCCCGGATGAGGACATCAAGGGCACCGACTACCCCAAGTACCACGTCATTCCCGGCTCGTGCATGGCCCCCCTGCTTTTGGGCGCAAGCGCCCGCGCCTTCGTGGTGGTCGAGGCCGAGCTGGACGCCATGCTGGTGCACTACCTGGCCGGAGACTCTCCCACCTGCAAAGTGGGCGCGCTGGCCGTGCTCACCAACCTGGGCAAGCCCGACGCCGACGCCTATGCCGCGCTCATCCGCGCCCTCACCGTGCTGGTGGCGCTTGATTACGACAAGGCCGGGGCCAACGGCTGGGCATGGTGGCGCGAGCACTGCGCCACGGCGCGGCGCTGGCCGGTGCCCGCGGGTAAGGATCCCGGCGACGCTTTCAAGCTGGGCGAGGATCTGCGCGCCTGGGCGTTGGCCGGGCTGCCCCAAGTGCTGCGCCTTGCCGCCCCCGCGCCCGTCTCCGCGCCCTTGGGAGTGTCGGTTTCTGGCGAGGCTTCGGCCACGGGGGAGGGGGCACAAGCTTCCCAGGCGGCCCAAGGCGCTCCGCAACCCGCGCCGGAGAGCACCGCTCCAGCCATGCCCGCCCCGGTGCTCCCTGTCGCCACCCCGCGCCAATACATGGCCCTGTGGAACCTTGCGCGCTTCATGGAGCGCAAGGGCGTCACCTACGGGCCAGACTCCACCGGCTTCCGCGCCTGGCTGTACCCGGCCGGGCTTTCCCTCGCCGAGCGCGACGAGCTTTTCGGCGATCTGCTGCCCCTTGCCCCCAGTGATCTCTACGCGATGATCCAGCTCCACCCGGAACCTGTCGTCACCGCAGCAAACCTGTGTGCGCCCTACCAACCCCAGAGGAGGAATTTATGAATCTTCGAGACATGTCCGCGCGCGATGCGCTGACACACGTGGATGATTTGCTGCGCCAGTTGCTGGTGCACCCGGGGCTAGCCAACATCGACCGCGCGGCCATCGTGCAGGCTGGCGTCAATCTCTCCGGTCCGCGCCACCGGCACATGGGCAAATGGACGCCCTGCGACCCGGCCACCTTGCCCCCGCGCAAGGCCGGGCAAAAGTTCCCCGAGCTGCCCAAGGGCTGGGCGGTGGATTGGGAGAACGCGCAGGAGACAGCCAATGCCTGAAACCTTGAAGACGATTGAACCGGAGGCGACTGCCGCCGCCCCCGGGCTCACCTTCAAAACCCAGCTGGCCGCCGTGGACTACCTCACCAGCCAGGGCTTCAAGGTGGGCAAAACCAAGTTCAACGACGACGTGAAAAAGTACAAGCGCATCCCCTTGAACGCGGCCGGGCACTTCGATGCCTCCACGCTCCTGGCCTATGCCGCCGTGCACCTCACCCCCCTGGCCAGGGCCGAGGACGCCAAGGGCAGCGCCGCAGCCACCTCGAAAATCACGGCCGACACCCGCCTGCGCGAGGTTCAGGCCGCCCGGCAGGAGCTGAAGCTCAAAAAGGAGCAAGGCCTCTTCATGCTCAAAAGCGAGCACGAGGCCGCGCTCTCCGCCCGGGCGCTGTTCTTCAAAAACGAGATCGAGAGCTTCATCCGCCTGCGCGCCGCCGCCATCATCCACCTCGTGGGCGGGCGCGAGGAAGCCGAGCCCCTGCTCATCGAATGGCTGGACGAGGCCACGGCGGATTGGATGGATTCCTGGTCAAAGGACCGCGAATTCACGGTCGACGACGACCCCAAGGGCGACGAAGCCGGCGAGGAACTCGCCGAGGACACGGAAACGGAGGATTAGAAATGCCCACAGTCCGCGAAGGTGTAGAACCCCTGGCCGTTTTCCCGGCCCCAAAAGGGAAAAAGGACGTAAAGCGCGTGAGCGTTTTTCCCGCCGAGTATTGGGGAAAATGGGGCGGCGCGCCCGGCCGCTGGCGCGTCATGGTCGGGGAGGCCTGGCACACCCGCAAGGGCGAGCGCGTCAGCTTTTTCACGGCGGACGGCCTGCGGAAGCTGCTGGCCGAGTGGGGGCTGCAAGCCTTGGGCATCAAGACGCGCAAGGCGAAAATCGTCAGCCGGGCCACGCCTCGCGGCACGCTGGTCTGGCTGCACGATGCCCTGCCCACGGGAGACGTGGGCGACGACGGCGCGGAGATCACCAGCGTGGAGCCCGCATACTTCGCCACGCGCACCCGGGCCGTGCCCTTTGTCGACGAATACGGGGAGTGGCGCGTGTGGGTCGGGTTTCGCAACAAGCCCGTGCTGCTGGCCGATCTGCGCCCGCGCTCGGACGGTCAGGGCTTCGACCTGGCCGAGGGAGAGAGATAGATGGGCCGCATTAATGTCATTTCCTGCTCCGGTGGCAAGGACTCGACCGCCACATACTTGCTGGCCCTGGAGCGGACCGGGGGCGACTTTCTGGCCGTGTTCGCGGACACCGGCAACGAACATCCGGTGGTCTACGAGTACCTTGCCGATCTTCCGCGCCGCACAGGTGGCCCGGAAATCCGCACAGTGCGCGCCGACTTCTCCTCCCGCATCGAAAAGCGCAGGGCGTGGCTGCAAAGCGAAAAGGCAGAGCGCAGGGGCTGGACGCCGGAGCAGGTAACCCGCGCCCTGGATGTCCTGTACCCCACGGGCAAATCATTCCTAGACGCCTGCTTGTGGAAGGGGCTGTTTCCCTCGCGCAAGCGCCAATTCTGTACAGAATTTCTCAAGCGCGCACCCATCCTCACCGAAGTGCAGGAGCCTCTTGTTCTGGCCGGTCATGAGGTCTGGTCCTGGCAGGGGGTGCGGGCAGACGAGTCGCTGAACCGCTCGAAGTATGCCGAGAGCGCTCCATCTCCAGAGCTTGAAGGCCTGACCGACTACCGCCCGATTCTCACCTGGACGGTGCAGGATGTGGTGGCCATGCATCATAAGCACGGCATTCCGCTCAACCCGCTTTACTCGCAGGGCTTTGGCCGTGTCGGGTGTTTCCCGTGCATCAACGCAAATAAGGCCGAGCTGCGCAAGATAACCCTCGAACATGCCTGGGCCATCGACAAAATACGCGCATGGGAGGTGCTGGTGCGTAAAGCCAGCAAGGGCCAGCTGGCTACCTTCTTCCACCAGTCCCATACATCGGCCACCACACCACAGCAGATTGACGGCGTAGCGCGTTGGGCCATGACCCGGCGAGGAGGAAAGGAATTCGACCTTATGGCCTACATGCCCAGCCCGACGTGCGTTCTGGCTGGTGGGTTATGCGAGTGAGGTTTGCCATGGCCAGCTTCCGCTTCACCCCGGGCGAACGGCACATCTACCGCCGCCTGCCCAAGCAGTCGCCGTCCAGCTGGGCGGCCGAGCATCTCATCGTGCCCGATGGCCCGGCCTCGGGCAGCCGCTGGCGGCGCGACGTCACCCCCTACACCGTGGGCATCATGGACACCTGGGCCGAGCCCTGGGTGGAGGAGGTCCGCGTGTGCGGCACCCCGCAGAGCGGCAAAACCATGCTCCTGTACGCGTGCATGGGCTACACCATCGACCGCCGCCCCGGCCCGCGCATGCTCTCCATGCCGGACGATCCCGCTATCCTCAAAATGGTGGAAGCCAAACTCAAGCCGTTGTTCCGCCGCACCGCGCCCGTGCGCCGCCTGCTGCGCAAGTTCCGCACCGGGGCCGTGTCCTTCCGCGACGGCACCGCCCTGCATCTGGCCAGCGCGCAGTCCACCAGCCAGCGCGCCTCCATCTCCATCCAAGATCTCTTCATGGACGAGGAGGACCTGTACAAGCAGTTCGCGGGCCAGGGCGTGCCCGTGGTCGACCTCCTCGAGCGCACGCGCTCCTACTCCCACAAGCGCAAAATCCTGCGCGTCAGCAAGCCCGTGGGGGGCGAGGAATCCAGCATCTGGCGAGCCGTCCACGATGCGGACGAGCTGCGCCACTACGAGCCGCGCTGCCCGGCGTGCTCCGCCTTTTCGCGCATGGAGGAGTCCGGCCTCGTTTGCACCTCGAGCACGGTGGACCCGCAAAAGATCAAGCGCGACACCCTGGCGCGCTACAAGTGCCCCGCCTGCGGCTTTTTGTGGACCGACCACATGCGCGACGTGGCCGTGGCCGCTGGCCGCTGGCGGGCCGAAGAAAGCGTGCCGCGCCCCAAAAGCGTGGGCTTCCACTTGCCCGCCATCCTTTCCCGCGCCGTCAGCCTGTCCGAGATCCTGTCCGAGAAAATGAAGGCCGAGGCCTCGGACGATCCCGACGTCAAACAGGCCTACGTCAACGGCTATTGGGCAAAGCCCTACAAGCCCGTGGTGGTGGAGACGGACGAAAGCAAGATCCTCGACCTGATAAACCCGGACATGCCCGCTCGCGTGGTGCCGCGCGGCTTCATCGCCCTCACCACAGGCATCGACATGCAGAAGCATGGCTTCTGGTTCATGGTCTGCGCCTGGACCGCCGGGCTTGAGTGCTTTGTCCTCGACTACGGCCGCCTGCTCGATTTTTGCGATGTTGAGGCGCTCGTGTGGGAAACGACCTTCCCCCAGGCATCTGGCGAGCCGCCTTTGCCGATCTGGCGGGCCCCCATCGATACCGGCGGCACCCGCACGGACGTGGATCTGCTCACCCGCACGGAGGAGTGCTACCAGTTCGTGCGCGAGCATGGCCGTGGCCGCATTTTCGCCACCAAGGGCGCCAGCCACCAGCAAACCGTGCCCGTCACGTGGAGCGTCATCGACAAAATGCCCCGCTCCCACGCGGCCATCCCCGGCGGGCTCCAGCTCTTCAAGCTCGATACCGCCCACTTCAAGGGCCTAGTCCATGCGCGCCTGCAGCCCAGCTCCAAGCAGCCCATCATCCTCCACGCGGAGGCAGAGGCAAGCCTCGCCCGCCAGCTGGCCTCGGAGCGCCTGATGCGCGGCCGGGGCGGCGCCGTGGCCTGGGAGCAAATCCACCGCGACAACCACTTTTTCGACTGCCTGTGCATGAACTTCGCCGCGGTCAACGCCAGCTGGACGCCCAGCCTGCAGATGCTGGCCAGCCGCATCGAGCAAAAGCCAGAAACCTCAGTCAACCCGTCCCCGGAACCAACGGACAATCCCGAGCCTGGTCCCCGCTTCACCAGGTCTCTTTCCTGGCTTCAGAACCGCAAAACTTTGTGAGGAGAGCATGAGCAACGCTGTTAATGTCCCCTACGACCGCACCGCCGAAGGTCGCCTGCTAAATGTTGTGCAGGTCATGGAGCGGCTCAACTGTTCCCGTAGCTTCGTGTACAAGCTTGTGGGCGCAGGAAAACTAAAAGCCCTTCGCATCGGGGATGTGAAAGGCTTAAGAGTGACGGAAAAGAGCTTGGTGCGTTTTACCAAGCGCCAAAAGGTAGAGTGCTGAGGAGAGCCGCAACATCATGCATTCGGGGACGCCTGCCGTCGCTCTCGTTTAGGCGGATGTCATTGACCCAAGCCCCTGATTTTGGCATGAACGCAGGAGAAATAAAAGTCATCACGTATCAGGAGCCGCCATCGTGACCATAGCAACCGTGAAAGAAATCGCCGCGGACTTTCTCACCCGTGAGGACCTAGGCGTGCTTGCGCTCAAAGGATCCTGGGGGGTTGGCAAAACCCACTTTTGGGACAGCCTCATCAAAGAACTTGGCAGCTCACTTAAACCAACCCAGTACTGTTACGCGTCCTTGTTCGGCATCGCGTCCAAACGTGAACTGAGCATTGCGCTATACGCGAGTGTACAGGACTTCAAAGCGCCCGAGCCAAAGCCCCCCAGGAGAATAGGCAATATCAACGTGTGGTTGCCGGAAGACTTAGTGGCTGCAGCGGGATGGTGCACCAAGTATTTTGCTAAACACAAGGAGTATAGTCCTTTCGGCGACATTCCTTGGATTAAAAATCTCCCTCGTGCGTTTGAGGCATTCGTATCTCAGAGGATCATGAATGCAGTGATCTGCCTGGACGATTTCGAGCGCCTCGATGAAAATACCTTTACCTCCGAAGAACTCATGGGCTTCATCAATGAGCTCAAGGAGAAAAAAAAGTGCAAGGTCGTTCTGATTTTCAATGAAGAGAACCTCGGAAACAAGAAAAATATCTACGAAAAGTATCGGGAGAAAGTCATTGAGATAGAACTACTCTACGCCCCAACATCACAGGAGTCCGTAGCAATTGCCGTGCAGGGGGACACCCCCTACCACGAGAACATCGTGGCGCATGCGAAAGCACTAGGTTTGACGAACATACGTGTGCTACGAATAATCGTCAAAATAGCAAAGCTCATGCATGCTAAGGTAGAAGCGCTAAAACCACAGGTCATGGAGCGGGCCGTACGAATCCTTGTACTGTTCGCTTGGTGTTACTATGAGAGGAATGAGCAGAAACCAACCCTAGAGTTTTTGATCGAATGGAATCCCTATAGCTCATTGCTTGGCAAAAAATCTGGTTCAGAAAAGGAGCCTCAACACGAGAGATGGGAGACGCTGCTCCACAATTATGGCTTCACACTTGTCGAGGATTTCGACCTGACGATTCAAGCAATCATTGAACAGGGCTATCTGGAAGAAACCAGATTCGTTGAAGAGGCCCAAAAATGGGACGCCCAGCTTCAAAACGCTCAAGATCAAGCGGATCTCAACTCGATATGGGATGCTCTGAACAATTCCTTCGACAACAACACAGATGAATTCATAGAAGTAGTGCGTACAAAATGTGAAAAGCATATACACTTTATGAGTCTACGCTTCCTCAACGGGCTGGTGATCGTGCTACGCGAACTAGGCCAGGATGACTTTGCGGACAAACTTATCATTGAGTACAGTGCAGTTCGAAAGGATGAGATGGCATTGTTTGATTTGAAGAGCCCCCACAACCAGCTCCACGACACAGACCCAATCCTGCGACAACGCTGCCAGGAGCTGCATGCTAAGGCAAAAATGTCACCCACCCTTGACCAAGCGATCACCAGAATTTCGACAAACGACTGGGATGATGAGCACATTGAAGCTTTGCAAAACGCGACAGCCGATGATTTTTACAACTGCTTTAGGCAACATAAGGGAAGTAACTTGACCAATTTCGTTCGTGCTTGCACACAATTCACTGGTATAGAAAAATATAAAATAATTGGCTCCAATGTTCATAATGCTTTACTGAGAATAGGTAACGAATGTCCAATCAATCGCTTCCGGGTTATAAATCGATTTAACATCACCCAGGAAGAGTTGGACAAAAGTCGATAATCGCCTGTGGAAGTTAGAGACGCTAAAAAAGACAAGACCAGACCCCTCGCATCTTCGATGCGAGGGGTCTGGAAAATGGCGGAGAAGAGTATCCATGCGTTTCACAATGCGCTGAAAGACGAACTATCCAAAGCAAAAGGCACCCTTCCAAGCAACATGGATGGGCTTTGGGTGTTGAGACTCAAGCTTATTAAGGACCGTCTGCGCCCTGGACCGCGTTTGCTCATCTACGATAAGTTGGTTTTCGGATAGGATTTCCGCGCAATACCTACGAACACCAGCAATCATATCAGTTTTTCTGCTGCAATTTTGGCGCTTCGACAACGTAAACATCAGTTCAGCCAAATACAATTTATTCACGACAGCCTCGGCGGGCATATTTAACTGGTATAACGTTGCAACCATATTCTCGTAAGCTGGTATGGCCTCATACCCCAGCGCAGTCCCGGCACTGCTAGAGTCCAATTCTGCTAAATACCCCATCAAGAATGGGTAGAACTTTAAATATGACACATTATGACGCGTCAGCTTGACTGTATTGAACACCGGCTTCAACCTATTAAATTCAAGCAATGCTTCACCATAATTATGCCAATCAAGGAATATGTTTTGCAAAAATTTATCCCCGTGAGAATAATAGTCAGAAAGTCTTGCTAAGGAAAAACTTCTCAATATTACAAATTCACACCACAATTCAGGATAAGACCTGTAGTTAATTTCACTCAATCGATCTTTTGTAAACGCCTCTGCATCATAAAGAACGCGAAATGGGAAAACCCCTGCGCCAAGAATATGCAAGTAAATCCCAGCTTGAATTTTTTGCATAGGCAACTTTATAAAAAGTTCATTACTTCCGACCAAAGTTTTACACTTGTCCATTGAATCTATCGCTGTCAAAAGATGAGCCGCTGTTTCAGGTTCATTTGAAGAATATGATGTCGATAGCCCCGCTTCTGCCCATGCCTTATACTGGTATACAGAAAATGCCAAAACCTTATTCTTAATACTTGGACTTTCTCTTTCTAACTCATCGCAAAAGGCCAATGCTTTCGAAAAATGCTCTTTCGAATGTCCTTTGTCACGGAAACTCCCCTGAATGCAATTCGTTATAACTTGAGCAACTCGGTAAAGCATCCATTTTGAGGCATCCTGCGATAGCGGCACATTTTTGAATTCCGTTACGGGCTTAGTCAAGGAGTTGAACCAAGCTTCCGCATCCCTGTCCTCTGGGGCAAGCGAGATCAAAGCAACGTATGTTTCGACCTCACCGAGTCTCGCTGTTATATTCTGTTCAGACCCAGAATCTGTAGATAAATCTGACCAGCACGCATTGTATAAGCGTGCGGCTTCTTTCAATTGATCAACGTTGTCCCCAGCCAATCCGGTTGAATAATACCGAGTGGCAAGACCGCTATATACGGCATGGCGCCACTCTTTAGACACGTCAACATTTTCAATAACACGCATAGCCTCGACCTCATATGCAAGAGCGTCTGCTTGCAAGGCTTGATCATGCGTCTGATCTGCCAGAATCCCTTGAGCCGCGGCCATCACAGCAAACGCCTTTGATTGCTGCCAGGCGGGAAAGTTGCCCACAAGCCTCATGATGCCAAACATTTTGTCGCGGATCTGTACCACTGGGGCATTGATGGACTTGTCGGTGTTCCAAATTGATTCTGCAAATCTCACTAGCTTAGCCGTTAGACTTAATGTTTGCCTGCCTGTTTTTTGCTCTTCATCTTGCCATCTATTCACATAATCACTCAAAAAATTTATATATCCAATAATAACTAATTCCTGAACCATCAAGGAAGTATTGCCAAATGCAACGTTTCCATTGGAGTCCCTAATCTCGAGGGTGCTGGCAGTCCTATTTTTCCCATCTCGCTTTAATAAACAGCTTATGGCTCGAGTATTTTTATCAAATTTGCCGAACAGGATAATATCCGCATCCGAGGCATTGAGCTCTAACTGTGCCTTCGCAGAAAGAGAATCTTGAGCCTCATGTCTGTCAATAGAATCGTTCTTAACTTCAAGCGTATTGTTCAAAAGGATCGCTCTAACAGCATCAGAGCTATTGAGAGCATCAATGAGTTTATTGGTATAGCTTCCGTCTGAATCGTCTCCCGCGAGATGTGCTACGAGAACAACGATCCTACTTTTGTACTCATGGCTTTTAGCTAGCCTCATGTACAGGCTTGTCACTTCAGCCCAATATGCCGCAACAGCACAAAATGCTACAAGTACTACAAAACCTATTGCTCTTACGGTTAAATCGTGAAAAGCTTTGTAAATAACTGATGTTACGAAATGTTTAATTTTTTCCCAGGCCACCATCTTCTCATACCTCCCTAAGATCCATCCCAATAAGTTAGCTCGCTAAGTGTTGATTCGTAAAACTTTCTATTTTAGTCAGTAAGGCTAGTCTCAAGAAAATATCGCACCAATTGAAGCATTAAGGTTGTGTTCAGTCAACATCAAAATATCATGAAGTTACAAGCAAAAGTTGGCTCTATCTTTTCGTCTCCATCGTCCCCACGTTGCTCTCACGTGCACTTCCCTGCCTCGCCCTCTGTGCTAGCCATTTACACATGGCAACCTTCACCCGCGAAGAAATAGCCCTGCACAGGGAAGCTCTTAAAAGCGCACTCCTCGGCGTAGCCGCCGCGCAGGAATACTCCATCGCTGGCCGCTCTGTCCGTAAGATGACAGCTAAAGAGATCCGCGACACTCTGGATTGGCTTGACCAGGAAGAGGCCAAGCTTTGTGGGCGCAGCGGTCCGTCGTTTACTCCGGGCATTCCTCGGAGGGGCTCGTGGTAGCTCCCGCACCCGGCGGCCACATGGACCGCATAGCCCTTGCGGCCCAAATGATGGGCGGCGTTGTGGAGCAAATCCGCAAAGCATCTTCCGGGCACTCTGGCACACTGGAAAATTTCCGTCCGCGTCGCTCCAGCCGCTACGACGAAGCCCGCTCCCTCGATTTGGTCATGGCCAGGGCCGAGTCCCTTGTCGGCAGCGATGGGCATGCGGCCTCTTGCGTGGACAGCCTGGCGCTCAATGTGGCAGGCCCTGGGCTCCGCCCCCAATCTTACCCTAAACTATCCGCCCTCGGCATCGCGCCCGAGGCTGCAAACGACTTTGCAGAGAGTGCAGAGGCCGCCTGGGAGATTTGGTGCGCAGAGGCCGATGCCGCGGACACGGACCATTTCGACGATCTGCAGTACCAAGCCATACGCTCCATGTTCGTCACCGGCGAATTTTTGCATCTGCCGGTCTGGCTGGACCCCGCAAAAGACCCATGCCGAACCTTTGGCCTGGCGCTCCAGTCTCTGCACCCAGCCCGGCTGCGCACTCCATCCGACAAGATGACGGACCCCACAATCCGCGCTGGCGTGCAGCTCGGCATAGGCAATGCTCCTCTTGGCTATTGGATAGCCGAGCCGCGCGAAGGCCGTATGTTGCTCGGCCTCACCAGCAAAGACTTCCGCTTTGTCCCCCGCAAAGTCGGCCACCGGTACACCTGCCTGCACCAGCGCCATGCAAGCATGCCGGAGCAACTGCGCGGCGAGTCTCTGCTTTCCCCAGCCATGAAGCACTTCCGCGACCTGGCCGATTACGTTGATTATGAGCTGGTGGGCGCGCTCATCGCCGCGTGCTTCACGGTTTTTATCGAGTCGCCGGGAAATAGCATGGACGGACAAGCTCTGCCCGGGCATGCCCCGAGCGGAGAGAGCCCCTCAAGCCGTCGGTACCCCGAGGAGGTCAACCCTGGCCTTGTTCTTAGGGGAAAGCCCGGGGACAAGATCCAGACCATTTCCAACAACCGCCCCGCGCCGTCCTTCGACGCCTTTTACACGCGCATGACCCGCATGGCCGCCGCTTCCACGGGCCAGCCTTACGAGATCGTCGCCAAGGACTTTTCCAAGACCAATTACTCCTCCGCTCGCGCCGCCCTGCTCGAGGTCTGGAAACTTCACACCATGTATCAAGACTGGTTCATCCGCAGCTATTTGCAGCGGGTTTGGACCATGGTGATGGAGGAGGCCTACCTGCGCGGCCTGCTCGTCATGCCAAAAAACGCGCCAGGGTTTTACGAATCCACGCGTGCGTGGTGCGCTGCAATTTGGACCCGTCCGCCTCGCGGAAACATCGATCCAGTCAAGGAGCGCAAGGCCGAATCCCTTGGCCTGGAAACCTTCACCGAGACACGCACGGGCATATGCCATGCCGGTGGCAAGGATTGGGACGCGGTGCTGCGCACCCTGGAGCGCGAAGATCGCGCTATCCGCAAAGCTGGGCTCGTCCAGGTGCCAGCCGTCGTTGCTCCCAACAACCGCACACAGCCCGAGACGGCGTCGGGTGAGGAGGACCTCTCCGAATGAGCACTGCTCTTTTCCCCTCTTTGTGGGCCATGCGCCCACGCGAGTTGGAGTCTCTGTGTACACAGATGACGCTTCACCACACCAGCAAGCTGGACCAGCCCACGGAAGCCGCAGGCCCGATGGGCTTATTCCCCGGGCAGCAGGATCCAGGCGACCTGCCGTATGAGTTGGTCGGCACATTGGCCATTGTTCCGGTCGTTGGCCCCTTGAGCAAGCGTGGTGATTGGTGCCTCACCTCCATGCGCCGCATCGGCCAAGTCGTGCAGCTGGCTGCCAGCAACCCCCGTGTGCGCGCCATCATGCTTGATATCGACTCCCCTGGCGGCACAGTCGACGGAACCGAGGAGCTGGCTGACATCATCCGCGCCGCTTCCGAAGAAAAACCCCTTTACGCCTTCGCCAACGGGCTCATGGCCAGCGCCGCCTACTGGATTGGTTCCTGCGCCAAGGAAATAGCCGCACCCGCAACGGCACAGATCGGCTCCATCGGCGTGGTTATGGTCCATGTTGAGACGTCCCGCTTGGCCGAAAGCATTGGCTACACCTTCACCGTCATCACCGCTGGCAAATACAAGGCCATGGGCAACAGCGTGGAACCCCTCACAGACGAGGCCCGCGCGTATCTCCAGTCCGGGACAGACGCTTTGTACGATCTGTTCCTCGAGGCTGTCTCCACCGGCCGCAAAGTGGATAGGGCCGGTGCCTTGTCCGTGGCCGATGGCAAAGTCTTTCTCGCAGGTGAGGCTCTCGGCGTTGGGCTGATTGACCGCATCGAAAGCCGCGAATCGTTCGTTAACCACATCAACGAGGAGGTCCGCATGGATCTGACGACCCTCAAGAAAGAGGCCCCCGGCGCGTTGTCGGAACATCGGGCCGAGATCGAAACCGAGCTGAAGGCCGAAGCCTCCAAGACGCTGCAGGAAGCTGTCGCCGTAGAGCAACAGCGCTGCATCGGAGTGTGCGGTGTGCTCATGGGGCAGGATGCCTCGCAAAAGCTGGCAGGTGTGCTCGCCGCTGGCGTCAGCGTGGAACAGGCCTCGTCCATGGCCGCCCTTTTGGGCGGTACCCAGCAGACTCCCCCGCAAGACGGCGCAACGGCCCCGGACGCACAGGGCAAAATGCTGGCCGCACTGCAGAATGCCCACGGCCAGGGCCTTGCCCCTATGGCCGGAAAGGATGTGAGCGAGCAGAGCTTCGAGGCCCTCGTCGAGGCGCGCATGAGCGAGGCCAAATGCTCCCGCGCCGCAGCCATCGTGCATGTCGCCCGCACCAACCCCGAGGCCCACAAGGCATACACCAACGGTCTGTCCCGGAAGGAAAAATAGCCATGATGCACAAAAACGACATTACCCGCGTTTCCGGCGTTGTGTTTGATCGGTACCGCTTGGTCAAGATCACGGCTGGTAAACTTGCCCCTTGCGGCGCTGGCGAATCCCCCTTGGGCGTGAGCCTGTCCGCTGCCTTTGCCGTGGATGAACAGATCGGCGTGGGCCTGCTCAACGGACCTGGCACTGTCGAAATCATGGCCTCCGGCAATGTGACTGCGGGCGACAAGCTCGTCACCGCTGCGGACGGCATGGTCGCCAAGGACCCTGGCGTCGGAACCCGCGTTTTGATCGGCGAAGCCCTGGAAAGCGTCACCGGAGGTGGCGTTATCGAAGCGCTCCCCTACGGCTACGGCCACACCCTCACCGCCTAAAGGAGGCTTGAGTTATGCAGTCCAAAGCCATTGTCCGGCCCGACCTGGGCTACCTTGCGTATGAGCGCTCCGCCAACGCCGCAACCATGGGTTTCATCGCCCAGCAGGTGCTCCCCGCCTTTTACACCCCGGAAAAGACGGCCCAATACCCGTATATCCCCACCGAGGCATTGCTCGAAATCGTCGACACTCGGCGTGCTCCCCGGGCCGCTTACGCCCGCAGCGACTGGGAATTCGACTGGAAGGATTACTCCTGCAAGGAGAACGGCTACGAGGAACCCCTCGACGATTCCGAGGCCAAGCAATACCAAAACTACTTCGATGCCGAGTCCGTCGCTGTTGAGCGCGCCATGGGCATCGTGCTCCGCTCCATGGAGTTGCGCACCGCCGCCAAGGTGTTCAGCACCGACATCTTCACTGGCCACGCCGCCGGTCACGCTTGGAGCGATTACGCCAACGCCGACCCGCGAGCGGATGTGCTGAAAGGCCGCAAGGAGATCAAGGCAACCACCGGCCTCAAACCCAACGCCCTCATCTTGGACGAGGACGTGCTGATGCACGTGTCCATGTGCGAGTCCGTCCTCGAGCGCGTCAAGTACACCGCGCCCGGCGCCATCCGTGGCAGCCTCACCCTGGATCAGCTCAAGGCCTACTTCGAGGTGGATCAGATCATCGCAGCCGGCGCTGTGTACAACAAGGCCGGCAAGAAAAAAGCCAAGAGCATCGGCACCATATGGGAGCCCACCAAGGCCATGCTGGCTGTCGTCTCCAGCGGCGGCCAGGACCTTAAGGAGCCCAGCCTGGGGCGCACCTTCAGCTGGCAGGAAGACGCCCCGGAAATGCTCGTGGTCGAGCAGTACCGCGAGGAGCAGACCCGCAGCAATATCTACCGCGCTCGCCAGTACACGGACGAATGCCTGCAGTTCACGGCTGCTGGCTACCTGCTCACTGGCCTGTCCGCTGAATAGAGATCAAGGCCCCCTCCCTTGACCGGCCCGCCCCGGTCCCTGGCGCACACAGCCGGGGCGGGCCCAACAAAAAAGGACGGCACATGACTTACTTGGAGACGACGCTCATTGCCCTCTTCTCAAGCCTCATTGTGGGCATCGTCGTGCGGTACATCTCCGGCTCCGGGAAGGTGAGCTGCTCCGACTGCGAAAAGCGCCATGCCGCCCTGGATGAGGAGCTTGAGGCGCGAGCCAAGAAGGACAAGGACGACCACGCCATGATGCTGCGCATGCTGCGCTCCATCGTAGTCCACCTGCCGCTCGCTCCAGACAAGAAAGAAGCCATTTTGAACGATAACGGAGGCAGCAAATGAATATCTCCAACCTCATCTCCAAACTCAACGCCTTGCGCCCCTGGCAGCTTGTGGCCCTGGCCATGATGACACAGATCCCGCTGCTGCTCATGTTCCTCATCCTGCCCAGCTGGCGCGAAAACGCGGGCGTGGCCACCTTCAAGATCTGGCTTCTGTGCGGCTTCGCCTGCCTGGGCCTCATCGTCGAC